CATGAGAACATAAGCAATGGCTAGACAAGTACACACGGCATTGTATAGCGACCCAAAGTCTGATGTCTCTGGGCTGCCGGAACACAATCCGTCCTTAGTACTGTAGCGAACGCCATGTGGAGTAACTCCTTGTGGCGCAGAGTGGATCAAAGCCTCCGTCACGTCGCTTCGGACCTGCCACCAGGTGAAGACGCCTCGGACCACGGATTTAAATCCTAGCCCGCAATGTGCGTCAAACCGAGAAAAATCGAAGATGAAGAAAACAGGCCGCTGGCAACGCTCGTATGCGTCCTGGACTGCAGCGCCGATGGTCTCGGCGTTGTTCCCGGACGCGAACATGAGCTGCTCGCCACGCTTGTAAAGCCCTTTCAACGTCTGGCAAACGTACCAAACAGTTGGGCCAATGAACGCCTTGAGACGCGCTTTGAGGGCCTGAATAACACGGGGAGTCTTCTCCCCGAGCCCAGCTAGCGTGCTTGTTCCATGCGTCTTCTCCATCTTCTGGAAGGCGTCTTTCCAAAAATCCGCCTCCCCGATCGGCTCCCGTCGGATGCTCTCCAAAGCCGCCTCCATGGCGACCCGTTCAGCGTAGTTGCGCCCTGCGAGCCACATGCTCCACAGCTGCTGGTCAGGTGGGAAAACCGGTAGACACTCGCGGATGGGGCCAAACACGGAGAACACCTCAAGAGCTCCGATGACCAACGCCAAGCCGACGGCAGAAATCAGGGGGACCTTCTTCAAGATCCTACCCCGCACGCCGGCTTCTTCCATGTCCACCGTGGGTTCCAAGACCAACGGCACTTCCTCGCTTACCACCACGCCCACAGCCTCCTCTCGCGGAACCGGCTGGGACGGGTGCGCCCTCCTTTCTGTCTCCACCACGGTGATACCCGCATCGGCACGCAGAGCTGGCGCGGCCGGAACAAGGGTATGTCCGTACAGGAGCGGTTGAGTGAGGGCGACGGGCGTCGTGACGACCGAAGCGTTCCCACGCATGACAGTGGAAGCCCAGGTTGCTCCCAAAGAGCGCATGTGCGAGTTCCGGAGGCAGACTCCCCCACAAAACACGCATAGCGCTATACACACTATGAGTCCGCTGGCCCAGGTGACAGCATGGTGTCCCCCGGGCACGGCAGCGTATGTGGCGACCAACCACAACAATGCTGCCAACATCACCGCGACCGCGAATGTGGCGCTAAAAATGCGCGCCTTTCCCATTCGTGATGCGATGGCATGGGCCTCGAACGCGGGCCCATAGGTCTCCTGGACGGTGGTCGCTGCGTCCGTCTCCTGACGCACGTTCATGGTCATTCCAAGAAGCGCAGTGTAGTAGGTCGAATGCTGGAGTAAGTGGGTCGGTACACCCTCCTTCTTCAAAATCCACTGCGCGTGGAAAGTGGCGTCCGCTAACGCGTCAGGATGCGTCCTGTCGCGGAACGTCAACTTGGATGAAACGTGTGCGATCGCTTTTGAGCTGACCACCACCTGCTCTGTCGTTGTGTTAACCCGGAGGAGCGCGGCTCCGGGAAGCAGCAGGTAATGATTGACGCCAATGCCGAGCAACTGCATGTCTTGCGTAAGACTCCATGTGTTGTATTCGACCCCCGGCGGCTGCACGCAAAACGCGTCAAAGAGTGACAAACTCCGAGGCGGTGCAGGCGGGATTGGCGCCGAGTTGTGCAGAGTCGTACGTATGAGGACAGTCTCACCCATCTTGGCGAGAACCTCTGCTGTTACGTACCCCTGGTCCGTGCTATAGCCCCCAGTTCGGAGCCACCACAGGGACGGGTGGTGGTACTCGGTGAGATTCCCGCGGACTTGTTCTCTAACCCAGCCATCGCGGTCGATGTACCACTGCCCTTCCAGGAATGGGCGGACGCCTGACGCTCCCTCGTGAAGGGAGGCCACCCAATACCCCGTCTTTGTAGTTGTCCGCGCCAGGACAGCTGCGAGCGCATCGCAGCCCAGATAGTACACAGTGTGCGTTCCTACCACCACATCCGCGGTGGGGACGCACGTGCAGTTCTGGATGACGTGATTGCAGTGGTTCTTAAACCCTAACTGCACCGCGGACCTTACGCGTCCCACGTCATTTGCCTGAATTACGGGCATGGTGTTCCAAACGCTCGTCTCGTAGAACAACCGCGTATAAAGCGTAGACTCCCTGGATACGTTCGGCGCCATCGACCAGATTTTGCCTCCCCTTAGGTCGGCCCTGGCCAATTTCGACGCCTTGCGTTCCAGCATCTGCCTTGACACGGCAAGCGCTCCATGCTCGTGAACCGGTCCTGCCGTCCGCAGAATCGGGTCAATCCCCTGGGTGTCTCGAAGCCACTGCACCACGTCGGGAGCCAAATTGGCCCACACCGGGACACGACGTAGCGGCGCCTCGTAGTCATCGTCACTCGAAGACATTTTTGTTGTCCCAGAACCGGAGCAAAACTGGGGAGAACTAGTCGC